AAAAGATTTTCTTAAGGATATAGTGGAAAATTGGGATAAGATTGAAGTAACAATGTTCGGAAGTTTGGGAGATAGGACTTACAACTTATCTTCTCTTCCTCAGAGGAAGGCTGCAGCTTACATCTGCGGACTAGTGAAAAGAAACTATGGCAGTCAAATACAGGGGTGATCTGAAGGATCGCCTTAAAAAAGCGGAGATGGATGAGAAGTCTCTATTCTGGCTAGATACCCAGGAGGATGACACTCTTGCCATTGCTTTGTATGAAGCTGAGCTTTTAGAGAAGCAAAAGGAACTTGTTGAAAATATTTCCAAAGCAGACTTCTATTCCAAGAGATGGAACTATAATGCAGTTCTTGCAGATATGGGACTCAGGATGATCTCCTCTTTAGGACTTCCTAAAGGTTTCTTTTTTGTCTGTAATCAAACCCGTAGTGGTGTTCCCATTAACGTATTCGGAAAAAGTTTCTCGGGAAACGATACAAAGGATGGAATTTTAATCGCTTTAAAATATGGAACTCAGGTCTTCCACGGGGCTTTCTGGACTGTTGGAATTGCTGAGATAGACGTAGGAGCTTTAAGACATTTAATTTTAAGATTAGAAAATACTGCAGATCATTTAGTGGGAGCCTTGGCCAGTGGATCCTGAAGAGATCATTTCTAAAATCGAACAGGCTTCTGAAGTTTTAAGAGCCCAGAAGGAAAAGTATTATTCGAGTAATTTTTTTGAGTTTAGTCGTGACGTTTTACAGTGGCCAGATATTTATGAACCCCTACACAGAGAAGTTTGTGATTTTGTCCAAAATAATATCGATAAGAAGAAGCTTCTAATTCTTCTTCCTAGGGGAACTTTTAAGAGTTCTATTATTACAGTCGGGTACACTCTTTGGAGGATTGTTAAAAATCCCAATGACAGAGTTCTGATTTCTAACGCAACCTACCCAATGGCTATTTCATTTTTGAGACAGGTCAAAGATCACCTTAGTAAGAATCAAACCTTAAAGGATATCTTCGGGGATTATACAGCTCCTGAAAATAACGATGCGTGGCGAGAGGAATACATTATTTTAAAAGAGATCGGTGCGGATACTTCGGGATTCAGGGGCAAGGAACCTACCGTTTCCTCGGTTGGGGCGGAGTCTAATGTTACGGGATCTCACTTTAACGTTGCTATTTTAGATGACTTGGTAAACAGGGATAACATTAATACTTCGGAGCAGATAAATAAGATCATTAATTTCTATAAGGACACCCTGGATGTAGTAGATGCTAAGGATGGGCACAAACAGATCATTATTATTGGAACGACCTGGCATCAGGCCGACCTTTACTCCTATATTATGGATCCCGATAATGGAGCTTTGGATGATTTTGCTGTCATGATTAAACCTGCGTACACGGGAGAGTGGGGAAAGGGAGAGCTTTTATTTCCCACAAGGCTTGGTTGGAACCAATTAGAGGAGTTAAGGCGTCAGCAGGGGCCTTCTCACTTCGCTGCTCAATACCTTTTGGACCCAGTTCCTTCCGAAGAGGCTATTTTTAAGGCTAAATTTAAGTATTTTGATGAATCTGACGTCAAACCTATCCCCACAAACACCTTTATTACTGTAGATCCTGCTATTTCGGAGAAGAAAGAGGCTGATTACTCGGCAATGGTCTGTGTTTCAGTAGATAAGGACAATAATTGGTATATTAGAGACATTTGGAGGGATCATGTTAACCCAAAACGCTTAATTGACCAGATATTTTACTGGGATACCAAGTATAATCCTGTTCAAATAGGGGTAGAGTCCAATGCTTTCCAGAAAGTCCTTAAATTTTACATTTATGAGGAGATGAAGACCAGAAATCAGTTCATTCCAGTAAAAGAACTGACTCACTCGGATATTAGTAAGGATGAAAGGATTAGGGGTTTGGAGCCTAGGTACGAGTCGGGAATGGTTTTTCATTCTAAGGAATGTGATAACATGAGGTACTTGGAAGACGAACTTAGGAGGTTCCCTAGAGGAAAGAATGACGATGTAATAGACGCATTAGCTTCTGTTCTTGAAATATCCTACCAACCCAAGGTAAAGACCAAGCGGAGCTCTATGCATAGGTCTATATACCCAGCGTAATAAGTTATACTAAAGAAGTGATTGAATTCAGAAATAAAGCCGACGCTAATATAAATAATTTCTACAAACCCAGTGATAAAGTCCAAGCGGACCGAAGATATGTTTATGACCGATTTTATAAAATGAAACTTGGTCGTGTTGATAGGTATGGTAGAGATTTGGAGACACAGTGGAGAAAATGGCTTAAGCAATACGATGCTTGGAGAGAATTAAAGAATCCAGACGATTGGCAATCTAATATCGTACCCCCTTTCACAACTACAATGGTCGAAAAGGCGCTTGCCGAAATTATCGATCAAACTATCCAACCAACTGTTACACCGAGAGGTATTGAGGATATCCCTAGGGCTAAAGTAGTCAATTATATTAAAGACTACACTTGGGAAATTGGGGATGGGGATCTAGAGCTTTATGGAACGATAAAACAGGCTTTGGTTCTTGGAAAAACCATCTGGCAAGAGGATTATTGGATGGATAAAAGGGTAGTCAAAGAACTTAAAAACTTCGACATGGTTAAAGGAGAGGAGGAATATGTTAAAAAGGATATGTACGATTTTGACGATGTTTTCGGGGAGAATGTTTCCCTTTTTGATTTTTACATCGACCCTAAGGCTAGGACTATAAATAGAGGAAGATACAAAGCAGATGACTGTATCCGAAGATACACGATGAGTTACGACGCTTTCATGGAGACTTTTAAAGGTTCTATTTTTGATCAATTTGGACACTGTCAGTATGTTAAAGCTGGAGCAACCAGCGAATACTATCAGTACTACGAACCTAACGAGTCCCTAACGGCTCAGGATAATGTGGAGCTTTTATGGTACTGGGGAAGAACAGCTGACAAATTAATCATTGTAGCTAACGATGTTGTGATAAGAGATGGTCCCAATCCTTATGCCCACAAACAGTTACCTTTTGCAGAAGGATCGGATGTTCCAGATTTGTATTCTTTTTATGGAAAAGGTGAGCCTACTCTATTAGAGAGTATTCAGGATGAACTCACAACTCTAAGGAGAATGAGAATTGATCGTCAGCATCTAGATATTTGGAAGATGTTTATCGTCTCAAACAGGGAGAACTTGGATGAGGATGAGGCCATTGTTGCGCCTTCCAGATTTCTATATGTGGATGATCCAACTAATTCAATCAAGGCTTTGGAGTATGGGGATGTTAACCCCTCGGCCTATAGAGAAGAAGCTTTACTAAAAGAAGATGGTAGGGAAGTTACGGGACTTATGTCTCCCCAGCCAAGCTCTACAGCAACAGATGCTGCTATTCAAAAAGAGGCTACCATGAGGGCTTTAAGACTAAAGATCTGGCTTTTATCCAGAGAATTACTAACTAATATTATTAGATTGAGGGTTTCAAATATTGTTCAGTTTTATTCAACTCCTAAGGTAGAGAACATTGTGGGAGAGGGAAGAATGCCTCAATTTAGACAGATTAGAACTCAGGATACTGTTTTGGAGTTTGGTAGAGATGGGCAGATGATAGAAAAGAAAGTTAAAGGAGATCACTTTTTTGAGATCAGACCAGAAATGATAATCCCTTATCATAAAGGGTATGATCTTAAACTCTCGGCAGAACCAACTCTTCCGATATCTAAACCGCTACTACAGCAGAAGGTTAATGAACTTTCCAATAATCCTATAGTCATCTCGGCTATTGAGCAGGGTTACTACCATGCAGGAAAGATTGCAGATAAGATATTTGAAGTTAATGACTTTGATTCCGAGATATTCAAACAAGCTCCTCAGGGTGAGGAACAGTCCCCTGTAAATGAGGAGATGCTTTTAGAACTAGCTAATAGGGAAAATGAAATGATTTTGGCTGGACAAAGAGTTCCGCCAACTCCCTACGCCAGTAGGTCACACACTAATATACATTTGGCCTTTATGGATTCAGAAAAGTTCAAGTCTGCTCCCCAGGCAAAGTTCCAGGAGGTTTTAGGAAATATGGTGTATCATGCAATGGGAGAAGGACAAGCTCAGGAGGCTAGGAGCAAGGGAGGCACACAGTTACCTGTTGCAGGCCAACCCCAGATGGGCGTTGGTCCAGGCGTAGAGGCCAGTGAGACTAAGGCCGCAATGCCAGGTAGGATGATTGGTGCTGAGGGTGTTCCGCCAATGCAATGAAAAAACCATTTGTATTAGAAAGACCAACTCAGATAAGAATGACTCTGGTAGAAAGTGAAGCTTTACAGAGGTTAAAAGAATTCCCCGAATGGACAGTTTTTAAAAAAGTATGCGCTAGTTATGTTGCCGAGCTTCAAAAAGCTAATTTCTGGACTCCCTATAGTGATCCTAAGTTGTCGGAGAAGCACGCAGAGTCTGTGGGACAAGCTTATGGGATGGAAAAGATGATAGATCTAGTAGAGAAGTCTGGAAAGAGAAGCGGTGAGGAGGTTGTAAAATAATGCCCGTATTTACAGATTTTTTAAGCAAAATTAAGCAGTATGTGGATAATATGGCTTTTGATGAGGATAAAGCAATGGTCTTATCACCTTTTGAAGCTCCTAGGCCCTATAAAGCTGTTAAAGAACAGGCTACTAGACCAGTAGCGCAGAATATCCCTCGAGGGGGGTTTGAACCAGGAGTATCTCCTCAGAATGCGGCTTCTCCTCCCAAATTGATTACAGATTACTCGGATAAGCCTTCTTTTCCTCAGGAATACTTAGACCCTGTCTTAAAGTCGTCTACAGCAAGAAATATTGATCCGAATATTCTTTTATCGCTTATTGCTCAGGAATCTGGTGGTTTTGGCTACGATCCCGCAGTTGTCAGTGAGGCTGGTGCTAGAGGGTTAACACAGGTTATGCCAAGTATCTTTTATAAACAGAGGGGATATAACTCCCCAGAAGAGTATGATCTTGCGTTGCAAGAACCTTCCTACTCCATAGATCAGGGAGCTATGATCTTAGAGGAGCTTTTAAAAACGTTTGATAATGATTA